GTTTTCCTCCCGCCATTGGCGATATTTTTCACTAAGGATAATTCGGCCTTTAAAATTCCTCCAGCAGTTATTTGCTGATGGAGGAAGGGTAAACAATATAGGATCTACTGGCATATTATCTCCATGACCAAGCGGGTGCTACGATCTTAGGAACAATCCCATAATACTCAGGCACAAAATTACCAGTCTGATGAGCAGCAAGGTACTTCCTAATCGCTTCAAACACTTGGTTCTCCGCACGATCAAGATCACTCGAATCAAACTGGCAAACCATGCATGAAGGGTACTCCCCCTTGTCTACGATGATATGATACGCATCGTTGATTGGGATCTGCATCGATCTCAGGCAGAATCGATATAAAGCCATTTGACGAAGGTATCCATTGAATACACATTCTTTCGCCCAATCCATAGGATCGTAGCTACCAACGGTTTTTAGATCGACTAAGAAACCCTTCTCAGGGCAATACATATCAGGGATGAATTTAATTTGCAATGGTTGCCCATCGAATTCAATCGTAGTCAGGATTTCGCTTTCACGAATAACTGTTTGAGAATTAAAATACTGTGACGAAGTATTTTCGTTAATCGCAGCAATCATTTTAGTTGCTTGCTCGACATCATCATGGGTAATGATTTCAATGCCATCAGTTAAGGATGATTTAAAATTATCCCAAGTTTCTTTGCCAATCTTAGTTCGCTTATCACAGACTGGGGCAACGGAAAATCGTTCCGCAACTGTAGCTGGTTCAAGCAACATAGCATGAACCAACGATCCAAGAATCATTGCTGGAGAAGGATCACGCTGAACAACCTTGTCTATATAAGTCTTCTTATAAAGGACTGGGCTTTTGCGAAACAACTCCAAGCGTGAATGAGACACATATTCAATTGGAAACATTAGATTGCTCTTTCTTTAAAAAACTTTTCAAGGATATCCAGAACCTGACCATTCATAGTTCTGTTTTGGCTAAGTGCCAGAAAATTCAACTGCTCTTTTAAATCCGAATTAGGTCGAAAAACTACTGTGAGTTTCTGCCTATCTTTCTTAGACCCGTGTCTTTTTGGCATTTTCCTTCTCCTTTAATAGTGATGCTTGGTAAGCATCCCATTCACTATCGTACTTCCAAGGCTTCTCAAAAAAATAAATCAAATTGCCAACACCACCAGCACCATCCCATTGACCTTCTTGTTTTAGCCATCTAGCCAAACCAAGAATATTGTCTCTATCGAAGTACCACATAACGCACCCCTTTCAAAAAGTAAAACTGACAACATAATAAGTATATCATAAATATTTATTATTACCATAGAATCTTTTATTTTCTTTTATTTTCTGTTTTTTTCTGTTTTGGGTTTGACTTTTAAATTATTCAATCGTAGTATAGACGATGTGGTGGGAGTGGAACTGAGTTTGGAGTTGGCAAGATGCCTAGGAAGAAAAAACATAAACTTCTTTCATATGACGAAGCTGCAAGCTTTTGTCCACATCCCCCTGGAAGCACAGAAAAAATAATTGTTTTGGAAGCAAGATTATTTTATGGGATTGATCTATATCACTCTGGTGATAATACGATCCCAATAATTTCTAAAGATAAGAGAAATGCTGCCAAAGCAGAAGCCGAATCTTGTCCAGATGCGGAGATACATTTGGATGATGATGACTAGCGGTGGTCATATGGGTAGACTTGTTGTTTACCCTAAAAAGACATTGGTTTTTACCGAGGCCAATTAGTAACACACACCGCTAGTTTTTACTTTTTTTAACGAAAGGGGAGTGTCATGGAAGATGAAATTACCATGATTGATCGAGAGTTGAGGCAGATAGTTGTTCCGAGTTTTTCGCCACCATGCAGTCTTAATGACGAGGCATCTGTGGAACCGCTAACCATAACAGGTGTTGTTAACGCTGACGAACAGCTTTTAAAGTTTCTTTTGTTTAATGGTATTAGCACCCATGCTATTGGGCAAAACAAGATGATGTCTATTACTAGCATAGATGACATCACTTCGGGCAGAGGATCGTATTCTGACACGATCATAAAAGTGAGAATGAAAATGGGCGACCTAAACACAGTTGTCTCTATTGAATTATCAAACGAGCAACTTGAAGAAATTGTAAGGATTGGACTTCGCACTCAGTTTGGTGCAAATGTTGAATCGGTTAGAGTGATATCGTTGTATCACGGACTCAAAAAGTACGAGTTGGAAGTTACTTTTAAAGGAAGGGGTTAACATGAAAATTGGTAAGCCTGTTGGTTTTGGCCAGCTTAACAAACCGAAAGCAGTTGTTTTCGGGGCTGAAGGTTCGGGTAAATCTACGATGGGATCGAAGCTTACAAAAGCTTTGTTTCTTGATGTCGAGGGTGGTATTTCTGGCATTGATATTGATTGTGTGGCAATAAAAACATGGTCAGAATTTGTGGCTACGATCAAAGAGATCGTAACATCTACAGAGTTTGCTTATGAAAATATTGTCATCGATTCTCTAACCGCTTTGGAAAGATTGCTTCACCAGCACATCTGCCAAACATCTGGAGCATCATCAATCGTGCTAGCCTGTGGCGGGTATGGTAAAGGGCTGGTGGAGTCTGTTACTCAGATGTCTTTGCTGATTAATAGCCTTAACGCAAAGAAGGATCTTGGGGTTTACTTTTTGTGTCATTCGACAGTAAAAAGTGTAAATGACCCAACAAGAGGCGAATATGCTTCTTTCGGTGTTCGTGCTGACAAAGCAATGTCCGAATGGGTAACCAGTTGGGCAGACTTAATTGGGTTCGTTGAGATTGATTTGATGGTTGGTGATGATGGCAAGCCTATCATTCGCAAAGACGGCAACGAAGTACGCAGAACGATTACGGTAACACCAAGGGGTGGACTGACTGCGAAATCCAGAATCCCAGGGGTAACTGGAACGATGACTGTTGACAATTTTGTGACTAAGGTTAATGAAATTTTTTCTAAGAAAGGTAAGTAGTTATGAGTGATGAATTTGAAATCTTTGGCCAAGATGAAGCGAAAGAGCTTTTAAAGGCTGATATTCTTCCCCCAGGGGAATATCCAGTAATTATCACTAAAGCGGAAGTCCGCACTAAGGATGACAAAAAATGGTTGTCTCTTGGTTGTCAGATCGATGCTCCACATGATATGCAGGGAAGGTACAAAACCTTTACCTTGTATATCAAAGACGGTCATCCTAATCCACAGGTTTGCAGTATCCATGCTAAGTTAAGGCAGAGTCTTGATGCTGCTCTTGGATTAGATCGCATGACCCTGACAAACATCATTGGTCAGGCCTGTGTGGTTAAAATCAAAAACAGCGAAAAGAACGGTTCTACCTATGAAAATGTAGAAAAGTTTTTGAAAGCTGTCTAATCTTTGCTCATGTTGCACTTGGAAGCAACCGATAAGAAAGGTAAGGAGGTGCAACATGAGTAAACTTTTCTTGTTTTGTTTGTGTTTCTTGATTGGATGTCAGGGAACAAGGAATTCGATAGAAACTGGGGCATCGACAACTTTAATGTCTGATTCCCCAGTAATCGAAAAAATGGATGTAAATCTTAAGTTTAAAAAGGAGTGGTAGACATGGAAGTTATTGCCAATGTTTTTGAGTTACGAGCAGCGGTTACAAATGCTTTTGGTGAAAAAAGTTTTATTGAAACACTAGAGCGAAGAGGAATGTATCGCTCACGGATTGCTTCAGTTGTTGATACAGATTGGTCTACTGAAGATGGTCAACTAATAGCACATCATTGGACAGTTGATCCAGAACCAATTGTCGAAAAATTTAATTTCCCGCCCAGTTGGTCAAACAAGGAATCTTGGAAAAACACTTTTGAATCTGATTATCCTGAGTGTTTAGAAGATGCATTAGATATCGCTCTTTGGACTCCAAGAACCCCATCTAGATTAATCATTGAAGATGACAATGGTATTCGAGTTTTAAAGTCGATTGAAACAGATCCAGTTCAAAGGGTTGAAGAAAAAAGAATTAAACCTGTTAGCTTTCCGATTAAAAGGAAGAAGCCTGTTAGCAATCAACCTACCTTATTTGGAGCTTAACATGAGTGATGAACCTTTATTCGATCCAGAAGAAACCAAACCAATTCCCGCTGGAACTTACTCTGCTCGCATCATGCGAGCGGAGATTAAAACTTCTAGAGCGGGAAACAAATACCTTGCTTGCGATATGCAGATACTGCAAGGATCACAGCAGGGTAGAGCATTGGATGCAAACTTTCACATCTTTTCGACTGACACAAAGTTCAGAGCAGACTCAAGAAGGAAGCTAGCAAGGCTGGCTTCTTCATGCGGTATAACTACTGTGATGAAACCCGAAGAACTTGTAGACAAACCTTTTCTAGTCGAAATAGGTGAAACCACAGATAACTATGGTGCAACGAATTTGATTCTTGGGTATTCAAAGTTAAAGTAAATTTTACAAAGGGGTTTAAAATGAGTGATTTTGATGATTTTTCAGAAAAAGAAATTGCTGAATACATAAAGGACAAAATAAGTCGAGGTAGTAATATTGAAGACTATTTGAAATGGATGTACGAGAACCATGCAAGCCCAAAAGCAATAGCCAAAACGAAAGAACTCCATTCAGAACTTTCTGGGAATGGGCTTAAATCTTTTGAAGATTTTATTTCTAGACTCAAACTTAGCACTTGTTTTTCAACTATTCATACGGAAAGAGAAGATGTTTTTAAAAAGATTGAGAATGAAAAACTAAGAAAAATTTTAACATCAACAACAACACACCCACCGACACCAACAACAACATCACCAACGGCGTACTTGTCGATAATTCGCTCTTTGTTCTTTTGTTCTGGGTCTTTCTCAGAGAAGATAAGTTTATCTTCTGCAGAGTCAGCAGTAATAATAGAGACGTTTAGTTTTTCTCCAACAAGTTTTCGAAGTTCTTCAAGAATTCGATCCTTGTCTCCGTCTTCAACACGTGGGTAGTGTTCTGAAGAAAGTTGTGATGCTGGAAGGAATCCTTGGATACCTTGCCACTCAATAATAAGACCACCCTTGTTTGCTTCCTTGACCGGGAGCAACATAACGTTCTGCTTCTTGACTGCGTCTTCTGCTTCACTCCAGATAAGAGCTTGTCGAGCTTC